TACACTTGGTACTCTTCCAGCTGGTCAAAAAACAACAGTCGCTAAAATCGACGACATCAAAGACATCTTGAACGTCAAACTTGATCCCGCAATTAAAAGCACGACCTTATTTTTCACGAACCAATCGGGCTTTAATGTGCTGGACAAGGTCAAGGATGCGTTTGGTAACTATGTTCTGCAACCGATGGTTTGCTGCGATTCCAGTACGCCGATGTCTGCAACCGGTTCTCAGATGTCTTCGGTACCGTCGCTTCTTGGCAAGCGTTTGATTGTTATTTCTGACAAGTGGCTTCCGAACACGGTTACAGGAACGGCTCCAGATACAGTTACGACCTTCCCGCTTTTTATTGGTGACATGAAGGAAGCCGTTGTTTTGTTTGACCGCGAACAAATGAGCTTAGCGACAACGACCGAAGGCGCCGGCGCCTTCGAAAAGGATCAGACTAAGATTCGTGTAATTGACCGATTTGACGTTGTACTTTGGGACGATGAAGCCATTGTGAACGCAACCTTTACCGCAATTGCGGATCAGAAACCAGCTGCTGAAGCATAAGGAGTGATGGCTGATGGTGGTCACACTTGATCAACTTAAGCAATCCTTACGGATTGATGGGGCGGCAGATGATACCTTATTGTCTGTTTATTTGTCGTCCGCTCAGAAAAATTTAGCGCGTCCGATTGGCTGCGAGGTTGACGATGACTTTCTAGCGAATAATCCGGAATATGACACGGCGGTTTTGATGCTTGCCGGTCATTATTGGACGCACCGGCTCGGGGTTTCCGATGTCAATTTAACGGAGATTCCTGCCGGCGTAGATTCGCTCTATTGGCCACTAAAATTGGAATACGCCATCAAGAAGGAGGCGGCGGAAGATGGCCCTGATCCATGATCCGTCCCGCCTCAATCAGCGGATCTCCTTTGGAACAACGCAATCCGTGGAAAATGATAACGGAGTTAACGTGCCAATCCTTGTGCCGCAGCAAACGGTCTATTGTGGACGATGGTCGCGGACATTTAGTCAGACCTTTCAAGCGATCGGAACTGTACAGCAGGACGATATAACGGTTATTATCCGACACAATTCTGCAGTGAATAATAGCTTGCAGGCACAGTTTGTCGGCGGGACGGTAACCTATAAAGTTGTCACAGTCAATCCGGATGAATCGGACGATATTGTCACTTATGATCTTGTTCAACTGAGGAAGGTGAGCAAATGAGTGTTGACGTTTCGGGCATGGAAGCCTTTGAAAAATCTCTTGCCGACACGATTATACGCAAGCAGGATGCTATTCGAGCAAATTCTGCGGCTGCAGACGTGTTCATTAAACATTTGCAGCCGAATGTGCCGTTTGATGAGGGCAAATCTAAAGGCAAACACTTGCGCGATATGCTTACGTATAAGCCGGGCCAGTATGAGGACGGCAGCACGGATATCGGCTTTACCAAAGACGGATATTACTTTCGTTTTCTCAATAACGGCGCAAAGCAGATGAAAAATGTGCCCCCTGGCGGGCTGCACTTCATGGAACATACGTTTGACGAAGCCAAGGATGAGATGAGGGCCACAATGGCCAGGGAATTGCGAGGTGGCGGCTGATGCTGTCACCAACGGAAGTACTGCATTTTTTAAGGGCAGCGCCACTTCTCACTGCTATGGTTCCTGCAGCAAACATCAAAGCTTTTAATCTTCCTGAAGAAATGCAACAAGAAGGTTCGGTGCCGGTGATGCTAATCACGGATGTTCGGGCAGCGTATACCCGGTTTGCCAGCGATCATGCAAGCGGGCGATACCGAACCGTGCAAATCCAGGCTTGGTTTGATGCCAGTGATGGGAACATTGAAGCAGTCCAAGATGAGGTTAACCGGACGATGGAAGAAAATAAATGGTTTAACAGCTACGATGCGGGAATCACAAAAGACCCCGATACATCGGAGCTTTTTTTTACAATGCAATACTCAAAAAATCAATTAGGAGTGTGAAATAAGTGGCTGAATTAGTCGGATTTGAATCCGCACGAATTGGTATTTTTACCAGTTTTAGCGTTGAGAAGGTTGATCCTACAAAGCTGTTTAGCATCAATGCCCAGAAGGGCGGTACGCTTGGCGCTAATATCCAAAATTTGAACTACACGCCGACGATCCAGTATGCCAGTGATGTGGCCTATAAAGTTAGTGGCAAGGGTCATGGAGCGGTCACGGTTGCCTTGACCGCTATCGATATCCCGCCGGATGTTTTAAACCAGATTACCGGTGCGACAAAAAACGACAAGGGCATTTATGTCGTCGACAAAAATACTCAGGCACCCTATTGTGCGCTTGAATTAATTAGTCATGATTCAGACAATAAAAAGGTCTATCTTGCCGTGCTTAAAGGTCAATTTGGTTACCCTGACCGTAATCCGCAGACGAACAATGCGAACGAGACGGATTATACCGATGCATTGACCTTTACAGCAATTGATCGGCAAAGTGATGGCGCGGTTTATGCTGAAGCTTATGAAGCGGATGCGACATTTACGGAAGCTGACTGGGATACTTTTGTCTTTCCTCCGGTTGTTGCTGGATAATCTTTGCGGGCATAATTGCCCGCTTTATTTTTGTATATAGGGGCTGATTGGATGCAAATAAAATTTGGAAATAAAACCTTTTCTGTAACGGAATCGGTTAAAAATACCCGGCGAGCTTATGCCTATCAGAAAAAAGTTTTGGAGCTTTATAAAGGAACAGAGGGCATAGAAAGCGAAACTGATTCCACCCTTGCGGATATATCGGCTACTTCTGACGCCCTGGATGTAATCATTGCTTATCTGATTGATCTTATCGGGGAGAAGGAAGTAAATACCGATTTCTTCGAGGAAAATGTGAGCGTAGTTGATTTACGATCCGCAGCTGAAAAGGCAACGAAGAAACTCATTGGTGCGGAAGACGGTGAATCGGACGGAAAAAAGTCAGCTACGACGAGGCAATCGAAGGAATCGACGAGCTCCGCCGAAAGCTGATTGAGAATCTTGGCTGGACATTAGAAGCGGTTGATGATGCGGATTATCCAAGCCTGCTTAATCTCTATGCAAAGAAAACTAAAATGATCCCTTTGGCCGAGTTTATGAAGAAAGGTCATCGCGGATAGAAAGGAGATAATCCTATGGCTGAAAACAATGCCGCTGCCATTGCTAGTTTAGTAGTCCATGTTGGACTGGATAAAACAGCGTTAACTCAAGGACTGGCTGCCATGAAAAACACCGTGCGCGCGGCTACAAGTGAATGGAAGGCTCAGTTTTCCGTATTTAATCAGCTTGGCGATCACGTGGCTGCAGCAAAGGCGAAGTATGAAGGGCTGACCACGTCCATAGAAGCTCAGAAAAAAGTTGTTGACCAGGAACGTAGTCAACTCGCTTCTATGGGGCAACGTACCAATGAAAACGCGGCATCCTTTGACAAGTTGACGGCTCAGATCAACCTGAATGTCAATAAGCTGGCCGGCTTGACCGCACAGCAGGAAAAAGCAAAGAAAATGTACGACTATGAGCAGACCGGTATTCGCGGGAACAAGGAAGAGCTGACGCTCTTGCAGCGTGAGATGCAGGCAACGGTCAATATGTACAAAGCGCAGGGGGACGAAGAAAAAGCGAGTGCAGCACAAGCCGAGGGGCTGCGAAGTCAAATAAAGCAATTAACGGAGATCCGGGGAAAAGAAGCTGCTATCTTGGAGAAAGTTAAGAACGAATCCGGTGAGAGCTCACGTGAATACCGGGAGCAGGCAATTCGAGTTAAAGAATTGTCCGGCCAAGTTGGCCATGCTGAATCCGAACTTCGCGGTCTCGGGGATTCGGCTGAAAAATCGGCAGGAATGATGGCACGTTTAAAAGATCGCGCCTCCTCCACACATGATATTTTCAAAGGCTCGTTTCTTGGATCTCTTGCTGGCAACGTTATGGTGAGTGCGATTGGCCGACTTACCTCCGGCGTTCACAATATTATTTCTGCCGGTAAAGAAGAGAACGCAACGCTTGAATCTGTGAACCTAACCTGGAAGAACGTACTGGGAAATGATAAACAGGCGGAACGGTTTACGAAAGTCATCGAAGAAATGCACGAGCAATCGCATTATAGTCTGCAGTCGGTTAGCGCGCTGGATAAAATGATGTATAAACTGACCGGCAATCAAAAGGGCATGGAAGACCTGTCAAGTAGCATCATGCACATTGGCCGTGCGGCGGGGCTTAATGACACCCAGATCACTCAGATCGGTAAACGATTGGCTCAGGTTGGTGTCACGGGTAAGATTACTTATTCTGACGTTGCTAAAATGAGCCGACAGGTACCGGGGTTTGCCGCCGCAATGGCACAGTCTATGGGTGTTCCTGCCGCAAAGCTAGTAGAGATGGGCAAAAAAGGAAAACTGACGGGCAAAGATTTTCAGGACACGATCATGGCCATGGGTAAGGCAAATGAAAAGTCGTACACCAATTACGAACACACAACTGCTGGATTCTCACAGGCAATGCACGATACCTGGGATAAGCTTTCCGCCCGGCTAATGAAGCCGATTTTCAACATGAATAAGAGTGGTCTCGCCAGTTTAACTAAATTCGCACAGAGCAAGGACGTAGAGCGAGCCTTTACTTCTGCGGGCGAGGTTATGAGTAAAGCTATGGGTAAAGCCTCACAGGGCGTTGAGCGGCTCATTAAGTATATTCAGTCGCATAAAAAAGATATTTCTGCAGTGGTTGATGAAATCAGGGGCTCACTTGTGTCGATGTGGAAAATTGCTGAACCCGTGCTTAACTTTCTGATCACGCACCCTAAAATCCTGATTGGCGCCGCATCTGGGTTGCTCGCAGTATCTGGCGCAATGAAAGCTATTGCGATAGGGTCAGCGATTGCAAAGATCGGCATCACCGGTATGAAGACAGCTTTGATTAGCAGCGGTATTGGTGCGGTTGTTGTACTACTTGGCATTGCGGCAGTAGAACTCATTACCCACTGGAAAGAAGTTAAGAAGTTTTTTGCCGGGCTTGGCAAATGGTTTGCCGGTATTTGGCATGATGTTACCTCAGGTGTTTCTCATTTTGTAGGCGGAGTAAAAGACAAATGGGACGGCATGGTTTCCGGGGCAAAGAGCAAGTTTGCATCTATGGCCAACGGTGCGAAAGATAAGTTCAATGACATGCGCAAATGGTCGACGGATGCGACGAACAAAATGGTTGACCAGGTCACGGATAAACATAGTTGGCTGAATAAGCATACCAATGGCGCGGCGTCAACAATGTTTAGCGGGTTGAAGAAAACATTTAAAAACGGGTACAACACGATGCACGACTATACGAATACCTGGTCCGATATCATTCACGGTCGTTGGTCAAAAGTAGGCGGGGATATCGGTAAAACAGCAAAAAGCGCGATGAAGACGGCACGAAGCGCTTTTCAGACCGGGTATAATACGCTGAACAAATTAACTGGAGGACGCTTAGGCGATCTCGTTGACTCAGTAAAAAGCCATGCGTCTAGTATGGTCAGCAC